TCTTCTTGTCAATGACTGGCGGTGCTTTCCTGTCTGGATATTCAAATCGGAAGACTTGCCAGTTGTATTTGATTTTCTGGTGCATTTCGTTCTTCAGGTAGTCTTGCATTGTTTCTTCCAGTCTGTGAAGTTTCTTCTTGTTTCGACCGAATGCAACAAGGTCATCTGCATATCTGATGTAATTATCAACGCCGCCCAGTTCCTTCCAGTCTTCAATGACCTTGTGATCGAACGGCTTGAAGTTCAGCTGTGTGAACCATTGTGAAGTCACGAACCCAAGTGGAAGCCCTGACAAAAATTCTGCATCTTGCCACTGTTCGTCCTTGATCCACATATCATCAAATTCAGGCGGCTTGACAGTTGCTTCATGTTCCATGACTGTGACGCATAGCCTGATGAATTTTTCATCTTTAATCACGCGCCGCAACTTCGTTTCTATAACACGAATATCTTCTGTATCGAAGCAATGTCGGACATCTGCCTTCAGGATATAGAACTTCTTGCCCTTATATCCTTTTATCCACTTTTCAACGCGTTTCTTTCCGCTGTGACATCCTCTTTTCGGTATACTTCCCAGCGCGTGTTCATAAAGTCCATGAAGAATGATTGGCTGAAGCTGTTTGATTATGCAGTGATGTACTACTTGTTCATACTGATATTCAGGTTTTATGATCTCCCTGATTTTTCCGCAGCTATATTCATTGATCAGCTGTTTTCTATGGTCTGGCGGTTTGAATGTTTCTTCTTCAAGTATCTTCTGAAGTGCTTTCACATGTTCCTGAAGACATTGCGGATCAGGTCTGTCATCGCCGACTTCCCTTTCTTCCTTCAGCACTCTGGCAACTTCGGGACGCGTTGTCTTGCGCTTTGCTGCATCGTGAAAACATTGTCTGATGTTTTCTTCCTTCAGCATTTCATCAAAAATGTGTTTATATGTCTTCATTCAAAAGGTTTCCTTCTTAACACCTGTTGCACGTTCATGGCTTTTGCCCTACTAGCACAACCCTTTCTTCGGTTTAACTTTCGCCAAGTGGCGCGGAATATCGTGTGCATTAGGTTATTGTCCCATGATTTGTTAAGAGTGAAGAGCCACCGATGTTCCAATTCGCATTCGAAGCAGTGTTGTTCAAGTTCACATACGCACCGCAGTTCGCGCCGTTGTTGGTGTTACCACCGACAAGCGCGACCGCAAGGCAGAAGCATCGGAAGGCGCACACAATATCCCTATTATTTATTTTTTTCTTTTTACTTACACTTCAAGGGGGATTGCTCCCTCTGTCCCCCTGCGCAGCTACGCTGCTAAAGGTTCTTCACAAGAAGGCGAGCCACCGATGCCCCAAAACGCATTCGAAGCAGCGCTGCCCAAGCGCACATACGCACCGCAGCTCGCGCCGCTGCTGGTGACACCACCGACAAGCGCGACCGCAAGGATCGTCATGTTGATCCAGTAATAGCAACAACGATATGTCGAAGCACTGCCGCCGACAGTTTTGACAAATCGACCATAGCGCGTCATCAATGTGTCTTTCTGCCATCCTTCTGTCTTGCACGCTGTTCCAACTTTTATGTAGTCTTTCCCTGTCAGGCTATAAGGCGGCGACATCTTCACTTTGATTGTTCCGTTGTCACAGATATATCCCACAAGTCTGTCCCAGCGGTTTCCCCATGGCTTTTCGCAATAGAACACTTTCACTTCATGCGTTCCGTCATTATAGCCGAAGAACTGCCCTTTTGTGTCCAGTGTTCCTGTCACAACTTTTCCGTAGTCTTTTGATGAATCATTGACATATGTGTTGCATACGCCCTGACCGAACTTCGCCTGAAAGTTTTCAGACTTGCTGATCAATGTCAGAAGACTTTCGATCAGGTTTCTTCTGCTCCATGAAATAATAGTCCAGCCTGTTCCGTTTGCTGCTGCCCTGCTGATCTCTGTCTGTGCGTTTGTGTTGCAGTCCAATTTCTTTCCTGACAAGCTGCGAAGTTTCGCGCCGTCATAGCTGCCGCCGTACATAGGCATGTACATATGATCTGCAATGCTTCCATCTTCTCTTGTGTATGCGTCTGCGTTGTAGTTGCTGTCAACTCTTGTGTCAGATACGATGATATATTCATAGTTTCCGACTTCGTACTGACACAGCCACATCAAAGGAAATTCAGACATCGCATTCAGTGTCGTTGATGCGTCCCCGACATCGGATGCAGTGTCATCCAGCTTCTTTGAATGGTCTGTGTGGTTCAGTTCATACGCGACTGTTCTGTCTGCCTTCAGCATGACTGGTCTGTTCTGCTTAATGAAGAACACTTCGCCCCATGAACCGAAGTCAAATGATCCGTCTGTGAAGTTCATCTTTGCTGGCGTGAATCCTGCTGCATCGTACAGATATGTGGTGCGCGTGTCAGGATTGCTGTCAGCCTTGTTGATCTTGATTCCATATCGCTTGACATTGCTGAATTTTCCATCTTTATCCTGAAGCTGTGCCAGTATTCCTGTTGTGTCAGCCTTCACAGCGTCAAGTGTTTCTTTGTCTGCTACATAAAGCCTTGCCATTTCTTTTTCCTCCTGTTATGTTGTTTCTTCCAAGTACACAAGCCCTGCTTCAACGCCGATTGTGTACTTCTTCCCTGTCGCAGAATCCGACATTGAATTGATTCCATTCTGGATGTCCTTGCAAGCTGCCGCGCCTGCCTGTGCTGCCGCTGCCTGCTGCTGTGCCGACTGTGCTGCTGCGTTCGCGGCTGATGTCGCCTGCTGCATGTTGTTGTTGAAGTTTTGAATCGTGTTGTACATCGTTTCAAGTGTCGGCGTATCAACAACCGCTGGAAGATCAAGAAACTTGTCTTTTCCGTTTCCGATCCTCAATATGTACTTGCCTGATGTGGTTTCTTCAACGCCCCATTCGTTCACTTCAAGGATGCGTCCTGAAGCCTTCCAGTTCGCTGTCGTGTCCTTTTTCGGTCTGACTGTCCATGTTGCCATCGTGTTTCCTCCTTCCTACACTGTGCCTGCATCTGCTTCGCATTCCTCTGTTGTGAATGCTGTGCCGCCGTCACAAGTCATTGGATCAACGCTGAACGCTGTGCCGCCGTCAATCGTGCTTCCGACTGCTCCCTTGATGTCCAGCATCTTTTCATACATTTTCTGCAATTCTTCCTGTGACTTGTATGTTGCTTCAGCGCGTTCCGCTGCGGTATTCGCTGCGCCTGCTGCTGTGTTTGCTGAAGAAGCTGCGCTGTTCGCTGCTCCTGTCGCTTCCTGCATGATCTGAAGCTGCTGTTGTCTTGCTGTTTCAGCAGTTTCCCTTTCCTGTTCGCTTTTCTTTCTTCGTGCTTCAGCGTTGATCCTGTCAACCTCTGCCGATGCTCTGGCAGCTTCAGCAACCTTCATCGCGGCTTCAACATTCAAGATGTCATTCTTTGTCGAAACGATGTTGTCGATGTACTGCTGCACTTTCTTTTCCAGTGCTGTGATCTCGTTGCAGCTTTCAATCGCAGCATCATTCCTGTTTGTTTCTTCAATTTCGATAGTGAACGCCTGCGAAGATAACACATACACGTTTTGTGCGTCCCTGATCTCAATGTCGCAGTGTGCTGTTCCTGCTGCTGCAAGTGCCTGATTTGTCAGTTCAACCATGACTTTGTTGTCGGTCACTGTGCATTCGTTATAACAGAAATGTTTGTCAGGCTTTTTTATGTTCGCAATTACGATGTACCCTGTCGGGATCGTGAATACCTTGCCATTATTCGTCAGCGCGATCCTGATGAATCGTGTGCGCTTGTCGCCCTGCTTCGCCGATGCCATATATAATCGTTCATCGCCTGTCAATTCCAGCGTTATGTCAGTTATTAGCTGCATCGCCATTGTCGTCCCCTCCTTCCTGATCGGTGTCAGGTTCGGTCTTCAATGTTTTCTTTGCTGCTGCCTTCGCTTTTTCAAGTTCTTCCTTCAGCTGCTTGATTTCCTGTTGTGCATCGTTCACTTCTTTGTTGTATGCGTTCAGCAGTTCCATCTTTGATTGTGACTTCACTTCAGACAGTATGTCAGCCAGCACGCCTTCCATGACTGTCGCTGACAGATCGTGTTCTGTGCTGATTGTTGCCATTGCGTTCAGGATTTCTCCTTTCGCACAAGCAATTCTTTGTTCGATCGGTTTCATGTGCCATCCTCCTGTTATTCCAGCGCAGCTTCCTGATATGCAAGTATCAAGTCCAGCTTTGAATCCATCTGCGCAAGCATCGTGTTTTTGATCTCCTGTTCCTTTGTTTCTGTTTCTTCTTCTGTGATCCCTCTTTCGCCTTCAGGCAGATCAAGGATCATTTCTTTTGTTTCCGTCTTTGTATCTTCTTCAATTATGATTTCTTTGCTCATTATATATTCGCGCTCCCTTGTGGTACTGCTGTAATCATTCCACCTCTGACACTGATTGATGATGTCGTCCAGCCGACTGTTCCGTTTCCGTTGTCGTGAATTTCTGTCACTATCGGTATGCTTTTACCATCTGCCACGCCGTAGCCGTTTATATTGACATCGTGAAGATCAACATTGTACATGTCGAACCAATGACCATAAAAGTCGCATCCCAGATGGATGCCGTACTGGTCATATATACTATTCGCGCGTGAGAAGCACAGCATTGTTGTGTATGATCCTGCGCCCTGTGATTTCATCTGTGCAAATGCCATGTATTTGCCCTGATAGTCCAGATCGAACACAAGCCCTTTGTGCGCGTTGTTCCCCGACCATTCGTTTGTCCCTATTTTCCCAACATAATACCCATCACGGTAGAAATGATTTCCTCGTTCGTCAAATACTGCTCTTTTTTCTGCTTCCGTCACATCGCCGTTGTAGATTGCAAGCTGACCATATTCCAGCTGAATGTATTTGCTGTTATTATTCCAAGCCACACGCACGTTGTAGGCGTTCTGTGTGATCTTTGTTCCGAACTCCGAATTGTTGACCTTCTTGTTGACTTCAGTCGTGATGCTGTCGGCTTGTAATTTGATAGCCGCGTTCATTTCCTTTGTCGTTGAATACTCTTTCAGCTTTTTATCGGTTTCATCGTTCGCATTTTCTTCAGCCGTGTTCGCTGCTGACTGTGCCAGTTCGTTTGCACTCTTGATCTTCTCTGTGACTGTCGTCTTCGTTTCGTATTTTTTTGAAACTGAAAGATCAATCGCTTCAGCCTGCACCTTGATAGCCGCGTTCATTTCCTCTGTTGTTGAATACGATGTCAGTTTTTCGTCCGTCAGGTCATTCACGCTTTTAATTTTTTCAGTGACGCTGGTCTTTGTTTCATACACCTTCGACACTTCCAGATCAATTTCTTCTGCCTTCAGGTTGATTGCAGCCTGCATCTGTTCTGTCGTGCTGTATTCCGTCAGTTTTTCATCGGTCAGATCGTTCACACTCTTGATCTTCTGGTCAACAATGGTCTTCGTTTCATAGGTCTTTGACACGCCCAGTTCGATTTCTTCCTTCGATGCTGTTATGTGTGTTTCAACCTCTGTTTTCGTGTAATATCCATCTTCAAGAACTTTCTTCGCGCTGCTGTTCGCAATCTTGATCGCTTCTGATTTCGCCTGATCTGTCGCTTCCTGCTGTACTTCAGCAAAGGTCTTCGTTGCATTTGAAAGTTCGACAGTGTTGCTTTGTGGGCTTTCTGGATATTCCGTCAGCTTCACAATTCGCTGCTTCTCTTTTGTCTTCGTTGACTTGCTGATCATCCAGACAGTGTCGCCGATGTCAAAATCAAATACGCTGCTGTATTTCTTTGATTGCCTTGCAAGGTCAATCACATCTGCTTTGTATGCTACATAAGGCTTCGACATTTCTTCCAGCTTTGCGATTCCATCTTCGATCAGGCTTGTTGTGTTTGTGTATCTTTCATCGCTCCACACATATGTCTTGACCTTGCTGCTGTATTGATAATTTTCAAGATACGGCTTGCCAAGCCATTCGATTCCGATTCCATCTTTACCAAGTGGGATCAGCCTTGTATAAAAATCATATGTGTCTGAAGTCACTGTCAGCTTCTTCAGGTTCAGTCCTTCGATGAAATATCGTCCGCGGTCTGCTCCGATCTGTTCGTATATATCAATCGTCTTTTCAAGGCTTCTGATCTTGCATTCAACGCGGTATGTTGACAAGCAGTCTTGAAGGACATCCCATGCGTTTGTTTCTTCGTCCTTGTTGATCGTCCTTTTCTTCGTGATCTGGCACACGCCAACCTTCCAGCCTGTTCCTTCAAAAGCAAATTCAAGACATGCCCTGATCGTCTGTTCCTTACTTTCAAAGCCGTATGGGAAGACTGCTCCTTCAAGTTCTTCGACATTCAACTGTGCTGTGTACTCATTAAACTGCACACCTGTCTTCTTTTTCCTGATTACATATTCATCATCTTTTGTCCTGATGTAATATTCTTCCTTCAGTTGGTCAACCTTTTCGCCATCTGAAGGATATTTGAAAGACAGTTCCCTGTCGCCAGAATTAAGCGTCTTCACGATCTTGCGATCTTTGAAGCCCTTCAGGATTCCGACACGCTGCTTTTTGTCGTTAAAAATCTGCATCCGTCTTCCTCCTTATATCCACATAGGCTTGTACCTGATCCGAACGACTGCATCTGCATTTGAAAACTTCAAGGCTGTTTGCTGTTGTGTGATTGCTGGAAATCTCCACAAGTCAACACTTCCGAATGCGTCCGCACCATTGTTCGTGATGCGTCCTTCTTCTCCGTCAATGATGATCGTCTGTCCTGCTGCCAGCTGTTCCACGATGATGTCGTCTTCAAACCCACTGATTGTGTAATTCTTCAACGCTTTCTTTGCATAGACTTCAATGATTGCTGGTGCTTTTCGTGTCCCTTGTCGGTCAATCGTTGTCTGTGTGATTCCGTCATATTCCAGATTTAATTCATCATCAAAAAAATAGCCTTCAAGAACGATGTTCAGCTTGTATCTGGTTTTCACTTTCATTTTTGAATAGTCGCTGCTTGCTGTGTATGCCTTGAACTTTCCTTTGTATCCATCCACTTCCAGCACGCTTGACTTTGTGAAGTTTTCCAGAAATGCTGACATCTTCCTGATCAGGCTGTTTCTATCCTTGCCCCTGAAGTACATGCACAGCTTCAGTTTTCCCAGTTCCATGTCTGTTTCAAATTCTGTCGGAAGGATCGCGCCTGTCACGATCTCATAATCGACAGCAAGCGAAGGCGGCAGCACTTCGGCTGTCAGCTGCTTCGCATTGTATTTTCTTGCGTCTATACCATTAACTTTCATACTGCCTTACCTTCCTTTTCTTTTATCTTCCACAAGCTGTTCATCCACCTTCGTGTATGTTTTGCTTGCAATTTCTTCGCCGTCAATATATGTGTGATTTTCAACCTTCACATTCGTTCCTGACTCTATATTCTTCAGCTTTTCATCAAGCATTGTGTTCAATTCTTGATAGAATGGTTTCAGCGGAAGAATAGCTTCGCCGCCTGTTTCTGGTTCGCCACCAGCAAGCAGCTTGTTTCCGTTCATTCCGAATATCATTGAATCATTCATGATCGCACCATTTTTGTACCAATCTATTGAAAAATGTGGCACTGAAGGTGGATTCAGGCTGAAGCTGCCTGTGATCCTCGGATGTGGTAATTTTAGTCTAGGCAGCGACCATGTGAAGTTGAATTTCGACTTGATCGCTTCAATCGCATTGTGTACAGCGTTTTTCGCAGCGTTGATCGGTGTTGTTATTGCGTTCTTGATTGCATTCCAGACCGATGTTGCTGTTGATTTTATGCTGTTGAACACGTTGCTGACTGTTGATTTTAATGTGTTGAACACGTTGCTGACTGTGTTCTTGATGCTGTTCACAACATTGCTGATCGTGCTGCTGATGCTGTTCCATATTGATGTCACTGTTGACTTCACGCTGTTGAATATGTTGCTGACTGTCGTCTTGACCGCGTTGAACACATTCGTGATCGTGTTCTTGATGCTGTTCACAACATTTGACACTGTCGTGCTGATTGCTGTCCACACTGTCGTGAATACACCGCTGACCGCGTTCCATACTGTCGTGATAATATTCTGGATCGTCTGCAATGTCGTCTGTATCTTTGTGCTGATCGTGTTCCAGACATTCGACACTGTCGTGCTGATTGCTGTCCACACTGTCGTGAATACGCTGCTGACCGCGTTCCATACTGTCGTGATAATATTCTGTACAAACGTGATTGCTGTCTGTATCTTTGTGCTGATTGCATCCCAGATTGAAATAATTGTTTCTTTGCAGTTCTCCCAAATGAATCGGAACGGAACTGTCAGGATTTCAAAAGCTGCGCTGAAAAATTCCGCAATCGCCATGATCACAACTGTGATCACATTCTTGATTGTTTCAAAGACTGTTGATACAAAGTCCCTGATTGTCGTGAATATATTGCTGACTGTGTTCCAGATTCCTGTCAGCACATCTGAAATTGTCGTGCTGACTGCTGTCCATGCTGTTGTTACCGCGTTCCTTATTCCGTCAAGTATGCCTGTGAAGAATGACACAATGCCATTCCAGATGTTTTCAAAGGTTGTCTTGATGCTATTCCATACTTCATCCCATGAAGTACCAAATAAGCCCAGAAAAGCGTCAGCAACGCCCTTGATTGTGTTCAGGATATTGCTGATATATTCCTTCAGCCCATTCCATACACTTTCAAAAATTCCTTTTACTGCATCCCAAGCCCCTGACCAGTCGCCTGTGAATAACGACACGAACAAATCAAACACGCCTGTGATCACATTCAGCGTTGTTTCAATGAAGATTGCAATATTATTGAACACTCCTTCGATGATCGGTGCTAATACATTGCAGAAGCCTTCCCAAATTGCCTTGACCACTTCCCCGAAGTTTTCAAAATCGAAGCCTAGTGAATTGAGTTTGTCAGTGATGTGCTGTCCGAACTCCGTGAACACTGTTTTGATTCTGTCCCAAATTTCCGTGATCTTGTTTCTGAAGTCTTCGTTTGTCTGCCATAAGGTCACAACTACCGCTGTTATTCCTGCGATCGCAGCGATCGCAATTCCGACTGGCGATGTGATCGCCGCAAGCGCGCCCTTCAGGATAGACATGCCGCCTGTTGCTCCTGAAGCTGTCGTTCCCATTTCTGCCAGCTTTCCGACAACTTTTCCGATGCCCTTTGACATCGTGCCTGATACTTCAATCGCTTTTCCGACTATTGTCAACAAAGGACCGATCGCAGCCACAACGCCTGCAATCTTCAGGATCGTTTCCTGCTGCTGCGGACTTAATGCCGCGAACTTGTCTGCAAGTTCTCCAATCTTTGCCACTGCCTTTTCCATGAACGGAAGAAGCGCGTTGCCGATTGTGATTCCTGTGTCTTCCAGCTTTGACTTCAGCTGTGTCAGTCTTCCCAGCAAATTGTCCTGCATTGTCGCCGCCATATCGGATGCAGTGCCGTCACAATTCTGCAATGCTTCAGCATAGTCGCTGAAGGACATTCCGCTTGCAATAGCTTCATCCGACAGACCAGACATGATTGTCTGCAATGCAGAAAACTGGTTCGTTCCTGCGATTGTCTTTGCAAGGTTCGCTTGCTGTTCGTCTGTCAGGTTATTCCATACGCCGCGCACCCCTGTCAGTATGCTTGACAGGCTGTTCATGTTGCCCTGTGCATCGTACACTTCGACACCATACTTCGCCAGTTCGGTTGCGCAGCCTTTTGTGTCTGTCGCAAGTCTTGTCATAATAGCGTTCAGGGCTGTTCCTGCTTCGCCGCCTTTGACACCAGCGTTCGCCATTGTCATCAAGACTGCTGTTGTTTCTTCCACCGAATATCCCATTGAAGCCGCTGTCGCAGCGCAGTTTTTATATGCTTCTCCAAGTGCTTCGGTTGTTGTGTTTGAGTGGCTCATCGCGTAAGCCATTTCGTCTGCGAATTTTCCTGCATCCTTTGCCGATAGTCCGAACGCTGTCAGGTAATCTGTGACGATGTCTGAAGCTGTTCCCAAGTCCATCGCGGATGCTGCTGCCAGATTCAGGATGCCGCCAATGCCTTCCAGCATGTCATCCGTCTTCCAGCCTGCAAGTGCCATATATTCAAACGCTTTGCCTGCTTCGGTTGCTGAATACTTTGTATCGCGCCCCCACTGACGCGCTGATTCCGCCAGCCTGTCTGTGTCCTCCGCTGTTGCTCCGCTGATTGCCTGCACTTTTGACATCTGCTGTTCAAAGTTTGCCGCAACTGTCACTGATGCCGCTGCCACGCCGCCGATCGCGGTTGTGACTTTCATCATGTGCTGTCCTGCCGTCTGCACTGCCTGTCCGACTTTTCCAGCCTTTTCCGCGTATTCATCGAACTTCTGGCGTGCAAGTTCCGCATTGACATCACGAAGCTGCACTTCCATGTTTGCAAGGTCTGCTTCAGCCTGTGTGACTGCTGCCCCCTGCTTCTTGACTGCTGCTTCATACTTTGTCGTTTGCGCTTCGGTTGTTGCCAGCTGCTTTTCCGCTTTGTCCAGTTCTGTCTTTAATTTCTTTGTTTCTTCTGAATTTTCGCCAGTCGCTTCCTTGCTTTCCTCATAGGCTCTTGACAGTTCTGCGACTTTTGTCTTCAGTTCTTCGCTTTTTTTCTTGTTGTTGTCCAGTCGTGTTGTCAGCGTTTCATAATGTGTTTTACAATCCGCGACTTTCGTCTTCTGGACATCCATTTTCTGTGTAAGTTCGCTGATCTTCGCCTTTAGCGCGTCAGATTTCGTGCCGTACAGTTTGGCATTCGCAGCAGCAAGACTGTACTGTGACGACAGTTCTTTCATGCTTGCAACCGCCGCTTTCATAGCCGACTGATATTCTGACATCGAAGCGCCGATCTTGATTGATGCCTGCGCCATGTATGCACGTTCCTTTCATCACTTTTCGTTGATGGTCTTGATCTCGAACGCCACATGATCCAAAAGGCTCATAATATCCGACTTCATAACATTTGAAAGTGAATCGTTCAGCCCTTTTATACACAGCTTGACAACCCTGTCCACATTGTCGCGGCACACTTTCCAGATGTTTTCATCGTCCAGCTGCTTTTCAGCTTCGTTGTAGCCGTTTTCTTCGTCATAATCATCGAATGCTGACTTCTCCTGTTCGACTTCATCTGGTCTGTTTGGGTTTAATTCAAGGAACTTCGGTGTGATGATGTCCTGCATCACAAAATGAATCATCTTTGCTGTTGCCAGCTGTTCTGCGACATCTGCCTTCAGCACTTCCCTTTCAGATATGCTGAAGATCATTTTCATAATTGCCGCATTAAATTGAAACGCAGATGCAACATCATCGCCGTTGTTCTTTTCCATAAGTTCTGTATATGCTCTGTACTTTTCAACCGATACTGACGCGCATATATATTCTTTTTCGTTGCACGTCAGCGTCAGTTCGGGTATTATTTGCCACTTGTAAAATTTTTTTGCAGCTTTTCGACCTTTCCGTTGACTTCATCGCCCAGCGATTCTTCGATCAGTGCAAATTCCATGATAATTGCTGCAACTCCCAGTCCTGTTTCCTTGTCCTTCAACTCGTCAACAGTGAACTGGTTGCCGTAAACCATGCAAATGCAGTCCAGCATCTTTCGGAACTGTTCTGCGGTGTAAAGTCCGCTTTTCTTTTCAGTTCCCATGATGTCGTCCCTAACCTCCAAATATTCCATATAGGTGTCAACGTCCATCTTTGGCATTTCATATTCTTTGCCGTTTATAATTAACTTTCTTTTCATTGTGTTTGCCCTCCTATTATTCTTTTACGCTGCTTCTGTTGGCTCTTGTACCTTTCCGAACCAGTTTTTGATTGCGGCTGCTGCGTCCGTGTGTTCTGCCAGAAGGTTGCTTTCGTCAACCTGTGTTTCAAAGTTTCCATCACATGCGCGTTCGTAGAAGCTGCCCTTCAGCGTTGCTGTCTGTGTTGTGACCTTGTCTTCCTGTGTCTGATAGTTGTCGTCATATCCCTGACCGAATGTTCCGACATAAAGCCATACAAATTCATACTTGCCATTCAGCTTCTTTGCTCTATATCCGACAGCGACTTCAGGTGCTTTGTCGTCCTTGTTTTTCACGAGCCAGCCATTCTTGTATAAATGACCGAACAACATTGCTTTGTCCTGCGGTGCAAGCGAATTGACTTCAAACTCCACGTCTGTTCCTTCGTAGGTTTCAACTGTGTCCTCCACTCCATCATCGCTGTAAATCTTTTCAACACTGAATTTATCAGACACTTTGCCTGAAATGGCACGCGCAAGTTTGACTGGTGTGCCTGCTGCGTATGCTGTCGCATCGTTCTGTGTTACTGGTGCGACATAAATGTCACGAAACGACTTTGTTCTTGATCTGATGATCTGCTTTCCTGCTTCACTCATTCTTCTTCGTCCTCCTGTTCTGCTTCTTCTGCCGCCATGAACCTTGCGGCATTCATAAATATTTTTGTATCTGTTTCAAGATTGTCATTTGCGCCCATGAATGCGAACCCTGCCTTTTTCATAAGTCGCCTGATTCTCTTTTTTAGCCTGATTTGATCTGTACTTGACCAGATGCACACTTGCACTGCTGCAATCTCGACTTCTTCGTCATCGTCCGAATGTTCGCCGCCGTAGTCCCCCAGATTCCACACAGTCACATGCAGTCCCTTAATGTCTGCGTCATACCAGCCCTGCTGCACTGTGATTCCTTCTGTTTCCAGCACTTCAAGCGCATCCAGTGTCTTCTTCACAATGTCCATGTGTCATCCTCCCAGCTTTTCATTCAATAACTTCTGATATTCCTGATCTGCTATCGTGTCCCACTGTCCGCGGCATTCTTCCATTGTGTTGTAAAGGAAGTCTTGTGGGGGCTGTTTCGTTGTCCCCCATTCCACAAACTTCATGTAAAACCAGTTTTCTGCATCGCCCAGAAGTGTCCAGCCGACTTCGCCGCCCTTTGTTGTCACTTTCGTGGGGATATTATCCGCAGCATGTCCAGAAGGTCTGTACCCCTTCTTTCCTGACTTTGAATTGTCTGCCGACCTTGCCATAACTGCCTTCATTCGTGGTTCGGTATAATCAACAGAACGCTGGAATATCTGCTTGTTTGTTTTTCTGATTTCCGAATCGCTTGCAAGTGTTTCCAGTTTGTTTTGAAGTTCTTTCAGCCCTTCAAATTCAAAAGTCACTTTCATGCTGTTCCCTTCCCTGTGTCAGAATCTGACACATTTATGTGACGCGGTTCGCCTTCAGCTGTACATATTGCTTGTCATTCTGCCTGAAGTCCCTTGCAAATATGTTGTACTTTTCGCCTTCGTACTCCACGAAGTAGTCCTTCAGGTGTGCCGCTATCTCTTTGACCTTTTTGCAATACCTGACCTTGTCAAACACAATCGTGTCTTCCAGCCTGATTTCTATTGCCTTGTACAGTTCTTTTCCGTAAAGGCTGCCGATCTCGCACCAGCATTCGTGATACAAGATCGGTTCTGCTTCCATACGCCTTCCGTCAACTTTCGTGTACTGATATTTGTATATTTTGACCTTCGCGCTTGACATATCACTTCAACCTTTCTTTCAACATCATTGACTGCACCGCGAATCTGACTTTGTCGTCTGTCGGTGCTGTTCTGTCCCTGTTGTCGTAGGCTTCTTTGACATACATGCAGATCAACAACTTCTGGCGGTTCGTGAGTGCTTCAGGATTGAAGTCTTTTATCAGGTCTGTCATTTCTTCCAGCACTGCTGCATAAATCAGCTTGATCACTTCATCGTCATCGTCATAGTCGATGCGACAGTACGCTTTCAGTTCTTCCAGTTCCATGTCTTTTCCTCCCTTCCTGAAGCCTGCTGCCATTAACCAGCAACAGGAACTGTGATTTCTCCCTTGATGACTGCTTCTTCATCGAATGCCTGCACATCGAATCTGTCACGCACCTTGATTCCTGTCTGGTCTTTCGCCCATAAGTCGCCAGCTTCGGTTGAAAGCTCGATGCTGATCTTCTCGCGGTCAAATAAAGTGATTGCTTCCTTCAAGTCGCCCATATAAAGTGGGTACTTGTACGCTGACACATTGCTTCCGTCTGACTTAACTTCCACATTCTTCAAAACTTTGTTGCTGACCTTCTTGATCGGATATACACCAAAAAGAAGCATCTTTGTTTTATCTGTGACATCTGGCTGCAAAATGTAGTCGCCGCGTTCATCCTTTAATGTGTCAAGATAGTTGAATCCTGACTGGTTTGTCAGAACGATTGAAGACGCTGCAATCGCTGGATCAAGTGTTACATTGAAGACTGTCTTCAGATCGTCCACAGTGCTGATTGCAACTTCTTTCGTGTTTGTAATTTCTGCAAGTTTCTTCAGGATCGCTGCGTTTCTTGTGGCTCTTGACTTCTTCGCGATCCACTTATTCAGGAAGCCAAGAATGTTTTCTGCTGTGTCCTGAAGAAGTTCGCGTGTTACTTTCAGGATGCCGCCCTTCTTGCCGATCTTGTACTTGATCTGTCGCAATTTCGGCGTTTCTTCCTCTCCGAACTCTGCTGCTTCATCTACATCGTCCCACGGTGTAGAATCTGCATCTTTTTCAAGCACTCTGCTTCCTGATAGTGTGCTGACAGGCTCAACATTGACATACTGTTCAAGGTCGTCATCTGTCCTTCTTAATTCGTGGATGTCTGTCTGAATGTCCTGTGGGACTGTGAAGCCGCCGTCCTCGTCTGTCTTCTCTGACATTGCATCCATGATCTTCTTGTCTTTCTCGTCCATCTTTGTTCTTCGCATACCGCAAACGATACGATTGACGAACGCGCGCGCGATGTCTTTCTTTGAAGGTGCTTTGTCCTTACCTTCAACCTTTGTTGCTTCGTCCTTGTCAATCTGGTCTTTGATGTCCTCGTCCTCGTCATCCTCTAAGTCCATAAGGATGTTGAAACGATCCTGCATGTCCACAAGTTCTGTTTTCGCTTCCTTTGCTTCCTTTGTCTTTCCCTCATTCACAAGGGATTTGATCGCGTTCTTCTTGTCATTGATTTTCTTCAGTAACGCTCTTGCTTCTTTGCTCATTGTTTTTCCTCCGTTTTCTCAAATTCCATATATGTACAGATCGCCCAGAATTTCTTCTGTTTCGTCTGCCTGCTGTTGTCTTGCTTCGATGTCTTCAGCTGTTTCGGTCTTCATGTCCGCTGGCGCATGTTTGAATCTGTTTATCATGTAGCCGACACATGCTGCGACTGCTTCCGCTGATTCATCCACTTTGATGTTGAAATAGTCTGAAGCGCGACACTCTGATGCTTCGCTTTCTGACATCCATGTTTCTGCATTGATCAGTTCTTCAAACTGGTCTGCTGTCACGCCTTCCTTTGCTTTTGTCATGTAGATGTCTGTGATCATCTGCTGACAGCTGTCAAGCTGGCTTATAACCGCCGCGAAGTCGTCTGCATTGCCCCACGCCATTGTCAGCGGCTTGTGAATCATAATCTGTGCGCCTGTTGACACAATAATGTCATCGCACGCCATAAGGATCACGGATGCTATTGACGCTGCAATTCCGTCCACAATGCCTGTGATATGTCCTTTGTGGCGTTTCAAAATGTTGTATATGCCAATTCCTGCGAATACATCGCCGCCACAGCTGTTGAAGTACACTGTCAGTTCTGCATTGTTGTCAATGCCGTTCAGAAAGTCTGTGATGTCCTGTGGACAGGTGTCTTCTGATGTCCACTTGTCCCACGCCGAAGATACAATGTCGCCGTAGATATACAGTTCAACGCCGCCTGCTGCCGCGTCTTTTATCTGCATGAAGCCGACATTTTCAATCGTTCTTTTCGTTCGATTTCTTCTTGTGAAGTTCATTTTCTTCGCCATCGTCTTCCCCTCCTTCCTGATCGGTGTCAGGTTCATTCGTTTCGGCTGTTTCCTGCTCCTGTTCATCCTGATCCGTATTTTCGCCGCCTTCTGTGTTTGGCTCATTTATAGGATTGTCAGGATCGCTGTTTTCTTCAGTGTCCTGTTCTTCAGCTTTGTCATATGCTGCCCCGACTTTCGTCAACGGCACATAAGTTCCATTTACAATCAATGTGTCGCCGCCTTCCATATCCATCAAATCAAGTTTTCTTCTGGCTTCGTTTACTGTTTCAATGCCGTTGTTGATTCCTTCCTTCAGAATCTCCATTTGTGTCTTGCTATCGGTACGAAGCAGCACTTTTTCATTCATTTTGAAGTACAGCCCTTCTTCCACTTCGTCATCCGATAATAGCTTGTAGTTCACTTCTTCTTCGTACTGCTTCAGCACAAAAAGCATCGTGTCCACATAGAATGACAGCTGCTGCATTTCTGAATTGCTGTATGATGATTTTTCATAATCGTTGATCTGGTTCGGTTTAATTCCGAACGCTGCTGCGATCTGAAGTGCTGAATACTTTTTCAACTCAACAAACTGTGAATCTGTCAGCTTAATGTCCAGCGGTGTCAGCTTCATCCCCAGCGGCACAGGAAGAATCTTGCCTGTGTTCTGGCTTCCTGCTCCGAAGCGTTCAAAAGTCTGTCGCAGCTTTGTGGCTGCATCTTCATTCAGTTCGCCTGTGTATTCCAGCACCGCTTTTGCTGTCAATCCGTTTTTATATAGATTGTTCAGGAAGCGTTGTGATTCAATCACGCCTTCGACTGTCTGCTTCAGAATGTATTGCACTGGAAGCCCGACTATTCCGTTCAGGCAATGCGAAGTCTTGAAGTGCAAGACATCTTCTGTCCTGAATATGTACTGTTCGCCTGAATATTCATCGCTGTACATATACCAGATTTTTCCCTTGCCTGCGAAAATGCCTTTGTCGTCAATAATGATCTGCACCCTGTCTGACGGCATGATCCACATGTCCAGTGCTTTGTATTCGCCGCCGTATTTCTTGCGCTTGAACTTCCTGCGTACATAGACATAGGCGTTCCCATAATGGTTTCTGTTCATTTCCACGGCGTTCCAGAAGGTTGTCGGTGTCATAAAAGGGTTCGGACGTTGCTTCATAAGCCTTGCAATGTCGTTGTCTATCGGCTCACTGATGCCCTTGTTTGTCTTCTGGTAAAGTTTCCACGGCATTTTTGCAACTGTTTCTGACATCATTTTCAAACAAGTGAAGTATGTCACGTCTGATGTCGGCTTCTTGCTTTCACTGTCGCGCTTAATTCCAACCCATTCCAGAAAGGATTCATCATTCAGCGTTGCTGTATCTGTTTCAATATTCATTCCGAATGCTTTCATAATTCCTTTGTTCAGTGTTTTCCACATGTTCAACCTTGCGCACCTCCCTTCTGTCGCAATTTCTCTGTGCCTGCAAACCAAATATCAAGGTATCTGTTGACATCTGGCTTGATTTCGCCCTTCATTGCCATCATCCATGCGTCAATAATTGCATCCACGATGTCAATTCGTTCTGTCGTGTATTCCTTGTCAATCTTGATTTCTCCGAAACTGTTCGATGTCGTCTTCGCGTTTGCAATAGACCACTTCATTGCTTCGTTTCCGTCATGTTCGACATGTCCTGCTTCCAGTTCCAGTCGGAAGTCCACTGTCGGATCGTTCAATTCTCGCGCTGACTGTTTGACAGCAATGCTGTCGAATCCAAGTGCTTCCAAATCTGTCAGGAATGCGGAAGCATTGTGCGGATCATAACAAATCCACTGCACATCCAATTCATACAGCTTCACGATCTTCTTCAGGTACGCAATAATGTACTTGTAGTCAGTTTTCACACCGCCCATTGTTTCAGTCACTTCGACCAGTCCTTGCCTGATCCATAGGTCATAAGGTACGCGGTCAGTCTTGATGTGTTCTTCAACCCTTCGCTTCGGAACGAAGCTGTGTGCGTGTACGAAGTAGCATTTGTCTTCGCCTTGCATGAATGGGATCACGATTGCGATTGATGTCAAGTCGCCGCCTGATGACAGGTCAAGTCCGACATAAGCCTTCTGACCTCTGAAGTCAGCCAGTGTCTTCTTGACTGCTGCCTTTGTCCAGACATCCATGTCCTTGATATAGACATCATTTGTCCACTGAATCCACATGTTGAGCTGCTTGACGATGAAGTCGCGCAGTGTTGATCCTCCCATTTCCTTCGCTGTTGCAGCAATCGGGATCATGTTCTGCAATGCGTCCCTGTCATATTCCAGAATCGGGTTTGCCTTGATCCAGTTTTCAGGTGTCCACATATCGTCAGATTCATTCATCTGCGCGATGTAAATGAACTGTGAATCATTGCTTGCAACACCCTTCAGAACTTTCACACAGTATTCATACAGCGCAAAACACGGCGATTTCAGGTCAAATCCTGCTGTCGTGATCACGCTGATCAGTGCTGACTTCATTTTCTTGATGCCGCCTTCAAGCAGCTTGTACATCTGATCGTCTTTGTGTGCGTGATATTCGTCCACGATTCCCAGATATGGTCTGAAGCCGTCAATCGACTTCGTGTCGCCTGACAGTGCCTTGATCTTGCTGTGTGTGATCTTGCAGTCAATCGTTGAATTGTGTTCGTGAATCTTGAAGCACTCTGACAAATCGCTGTCAGAATTTATGAACTTCACAATTTCGTTAAAAACAATCATTGCCTGATCTTTCTTTGTGGCTGTACAGTAAACCTGACCATATTTGTACTTGTCAAAATTGCCATAATAAGCCGCCAGAATACCATTCAGGAATGACTTGCCGTTCTGTCGTCCCAGCTGTATGTAACTGGTTCTGAATCGTCTGTGATGTCCGTCTTTAGTTCTCCATCCGTTCAGGCTTCCCAGAATGAAGCACTGAAACGGATATGCTGTCACTGGCTGTTCTTCTTCGCCTTCCGCAATGGTCAGCGTTTCCGCGAAGTCAATGATCCTTTCCGCTTCTTCAACATCAAAGTAATAGCGATATGGCGCAGCTTCAGCCGCTTTCATGTCGTCTATATGTCTTTGACATGCTGCTTTGACCAGATCGCCAGCAACAATCTTGTCCGCAAGGACATCCAGCGCGTATTGTGTAGTTCTATCTGTTGTCATGCGTTCGCCTTATGCGAATTTCGCGAACTTGTTTTCTTTCGGTGTTTCCTTGTCTGCTTTTGGCACTACAAGGCGACAGCGGCTTGACACTGTCAGTCCGAAGTCCGCAGCCCCCTGACGACACTGCTTGAAGTATCTGTCTTGAAGTAGCGCAAGTCTTTCCACTTCTCCGTTCACGACTTCTTTTCTGATCTTCACTGGCTGTCCGTATTCGTCCAGCTGCTTTGTTGCGATCTCAATTTCCACCATGATCGGTTGTCTGTTCAGTTCTTGCGTGACTGCGATGTATTTTTCTTGTGCGATGACCAGTCTTGCAAGTGCATCAACATCAAGGTTTGATATAAGGTCAATCGCACGAAGTTCCTTCACGATTTTCTTGAAGGTTCTTTTCTGTGTCGGCGATAAGTATTGCGGTGCTGTCACTTTATCCGCAGCCGCTTTCACTTCTGTTCGCTGACGTTCTTCAATTTCTGCTTTTGTCAGGTGTTTTTTGCCTTTTGCTTGTACCAGCGCGATCGGCTGTCGTTGTCCTGCCATTCTTCTGCGACCTCCCTTCTTTGCTGGTTTCCTTGCGGTGTGTCAGAATCTGACACGCACCCTTTTCGGATGCCCTGATCTGGATTTTCCGTGGGGAGTTTTCTCCACGGAAAAGGGGAAGCGCGACTAAATAAACTTAACCCGATACTTTTTCATACTCCCCCTGTCGCCTTCCAGTGGCGTTCTATCAGGTCATACAACATCTTTTGTGTCGCTTTTTTTGTCTGTTCATCCTTGCTGTACAAGGCTTCAATGATTCCATGGCTGTGATTGCTCAATGGGATCAGATTGGTTGCATCAAGTCGTCTGTTCCAGTCGTCTTCAATAGGTGTGATATGATGCACCATGTCAGCTGTCTGTATTACATGCAGCACATAGAAGGCATATATATCAACGCCATCAAACCGCCTGATTGTTTCGGCTCTTGTCTTCCTCCACTCACTTGATACATAGAAGGCTGCTGTCTTCTTGTTTCTTCGGTGTTTGTTGTATTCCATGTGTCTTGACTGCTGCCCTGCTGCCTTCGCTGCACAGGCTTCGCATTCAGCTATATTCTGTGGTATTAAAGCCCCACATCTGCACTTGTGAAATAACAATCCCTTGCACCGCCTTCCTACTGCTGCATACGCTTCATATAGCTGTCTGTATAGGCTCTATATGCAACCGCTTATATATGCCCCTTATATATGCCCTATATATGCGCCCCTGTCAGGTGTGCCCCTATATAAAGCCTTGTTTTTATGCTTCCTGTGGATGCCCTATATAAGCACCCACATTCCGCAAATAAGAGGGCAGAAATGCAATAAAAAAGACCGATGCAACACTTCTGTGCTGTTTCGGTCTTTCTGTACAACATTTCACGATACTATTTTACTTTAGGATTTCCCCTATAAAAACCCTCACTTTTTCCACGCTTTTCCCACACTTTCGTTTTCATTTCCCTTGAAAAACGCCTTTTTTAGATCACGTTTTTCAAATTCCGTTAATTCCGAATAATTTGACAGACATTTTCTTCAAAATCGCCTTACACCAGTTTGAAGGGCTGTTTTTTCCACAATTCAGCTGATCCGCGATTTCTTCAAAGGTCAAGCCGTCAATATAGTGCATTCTGAACGCTTCAAACTTGTACAATGTGCCTTCTTTCCTGCTTTCGGCTTCCAGTTCGGTCAATGCCCTGTCAATGTTAATTATCATCATCGCTGTGACCATTTTGGCTTCCTTGACAGATTTTAGCTTCGCATTTTCGCCCTTCAGGACGCTGTATGCTGCTTCCGTGACCTCCTCTTCTTCCGTGATCGCATTATTGATATATTTTTTCAAATCAATGTATGATTCCATCAATCTTCGTGTGTTATACAGTGTTTTCTTCTTCTCTGCCCTCTTCTCTTCAATTTTGACTTCAGCAAATGCCCTTCGCACCGCGATCCTGATTGCTTCCGTCATGTCCTGCTGTGTTTCTTCGCTATTTTGCACATTGCACACCTTCTTCCCTACTTCTTAGGCTTTCGCCTTTTATTCCTTCTGGCTTTTTCAATCGCCTTTGCCCTGATCATCGGCATTCCTTTCATTTTGCGTCTGTTATTGCTGATCAGTTCCTTGCGCAGCTGCAATCCTGTCCAGTTCAGTCCCCTGAATGCTTCCTTGATTGCTTTTCCTATTTGTTCAAACGCTGGCTTCAGCTTTTCAAACGCTTCTGTGATGCTCTTTGTCACTTTCTGTCCTGTTTCCTGCGCCCACTTTGCTGTCGATTCAAGCAGCACTTCAATTTCTTCTTCAGGAAGTCCGCTGTATTCCGATACAGCCTTGATCGTTTCTTCCTTTGTCCATTCAGGATCAATCTTCAGTCCTCTTGTGACTGCTGCCAGTTTCATCACATCTGCACTGATGTTTCTTTCTGCTTTCGGCTGTTCTGTCGGTTCTTCTGGTTCAGGTTCTTCCATGACTGCTGCCCTGACAGCTTCCTGTCTGTCTTCCTCAATCAATTCCTGTGTGCGCTCTGCGATTTTCTCTGACGGATCGTCTTTTTCTTCCTCCTGTGGCTTCGCACGCTGCCCCACAAGCCTGTTTTTTATCTTTGTTGCATATTCCTTCAGCTTCATGTCTTTCACTCCTTCCTGCGCCTTTATGTAAAAGGCAAATCGTCAACGCCGTCTGGTATGTTCATAAAGCCATCGCCGCTGTCTTGTGCTGGCTGTGGTCTTGACTGGTTGTCGCCTGCTGCCGCTTTACTTTCCGCAAACTCGACCGATTCCACGACAACTTCCGTTGTGTAAATCTTGCGACCTTCTTTGTTTGTATAGCTGCCAGTCTGAATGCGTCCTTCAATCACAAACTTTGTTCCCTGCTGTCCGTACTTCTCCATGAACTGTCCTGTCTTTCCGAATGCTACACAGGAAATGAAGTCAGCTGACTGTCCTTCCTGATCTCTCTGGACTCTCCTGTCAACCGCAAGTGTGAAACGTGATATTGCCATAGGCTCTGCGCCTTCTGTATATCGTGTCTGTGCATCCCTTGTCAGCCTTCCCATCAATATGACCTTATTCATTCTTCTTTGCTCCTTTTTGTTCTTTGTTTCCTTTAACCGCTGTCTTGATTATCTCTGTAACAATCAGGATGATCAGTGCTGTCAGGACTGCAATGAATCCCAACTGCAATATAATCACGATAATTCCACCCAGATTGCTGATCGCCTGTTCAATCCATATACTTCGCATGTTTTTCTATCTCCTTCGGTTCATAATGTCTTCATAAAGTTTCTTGTATGTGTTGCGCTCCGCTTCAAGTCTTATAATGCAATCGTGTTCGCTTTCAAGTACATCATCACTGCTGTGTGATGCCCCCCCCGATTGATTTTCGGGTTCTGGCTGTGTGTTTGCTCCTGCATCCAGATTCAACGCAATCTGAAGCGCAATGTCTATCTGCTGCATTTCTCTTTCTGTCACACTGCCGATCCTGTTATTTAATCTTTCCACGCTGATTGTTGTCGGCTGCTCGCATAATGCTTCAGATATTCTTCCAGTCGTTCTGATTGTCACATGCGTTGACATGTCCTTCTTCGGTTGCGAAGTCAGGAACACAACTGTCACATCGCCGCTGTGTTTGTTCAGGAAGTCAGCCGACACAATGACGGCTGGTCTGTCCTTCCTGATCTCGTTTCCTTTCTGTCCTCTGTTGTTGTTGATATAATACACATCGCCGCGTCTGACATCGAACTGCTGCTGTGTTCTTGTGAAATGTTCGTACATGCTTTTATTCCTCCGTATATTCTGCGTACTGCTCTTTTAACATCTTCGCACGCGCCTGAATGTCGTCTGCAAGTTCTCTTTCCTTTTCCTTGTAGGTCTGCGCCCTTGCTGGTCTTCTTGCCCTGATTGCGTTCTTGACTGCTGTCTGAAGCTGTCTGCGCTTCTGAATCGCTATTCGCTGCACTCTGTCAGTGATTGTGATTGTATAATGTGCGCCGCAGATCGGGCATTCATAAAACTGTTCGATGATGTCGTTGTGTTCTTCGTCCTGTGTGATCACTCTTTTTTGAATCTCTATCATGTCAGGTGTGAATGTCGCCGCGCATTTATCGCATATTATTTCATTCATGTCGATTCCCCTTTCTTCTGTTTATGCCTGCTGAATCTTAATCATTTTCAGCAAGAATCTTGCTGACAGTTCTTCTTCTTTCTCTTTTCTTTCCTCTCTTGTCATGTCTTCCTTGTCGTCAAGTTCTGCAATCTCGTCCAGAATGTCTGCTGCTTCTCTGAACGTCTGTGCCATTCCCTTAATATCGTCTTTTGTCTGCATGTTCGTTCCTCCTATGCTCCATATTGTAGTGTTCTGTTGTCTGCGTCCTGTCCTGCGCCTGCTGCCGCTTCCCGAAGCGTTTCTTCGACTTCTCCCAGTCCTAAAATACAATAGCCATCTTCAAGCCCTGTGAAGTCTTCCAGCATGTACACAATTTTCTTTGTGATTGTTCTGCCTGTCGTTGCTCCGTCCTTATACTCATGCAGCACGATTGTGTCGCCTTCTTTATATCCGCGGTCATTCTTTCTCAATTCAAATGTCTTGCGTCCTGTTTTGACATCATCAAAGAATGTTGCCCCCAGTTTCACATCATGCACTTTCTTTTCCTGTTGCGAAGGAAGCTGCTGCATCTTTTCTTCGTCTGCCTTCTCACGAAGTTTCTTTGCTGTTTCTCTGTCAATCGCGTCCTGTTCTTCGCTGTATCTTTCTTCTTCGGTCTTTTCGGCTTCTGCCTTGTTGACGTACTGATCACAGCTTTGACATGTTCCTGTCTTCACATTGCAGTCTGAATATCTCTTGCAGCTATAACACAGCGATGTGATGCTTTCAGGGTGTGCATCTTCCCATTCGTCTTCTTCCTCTGTGTCCTCTGCATCGTCTTCAGGTTCTTCAATCTCTTCTTCTGCTTCTGTGAACTGGTCAATGTCCATTTTACCTTCAATCTGTTCTGCTGCTGCTTTTTCCTCCTGCTGCTGCTTGATCTCTTTCACTTCTTTGTATGTCAAGCCGTTTTCCTGATAGCGTTCCAGCATTTCTGCTTGTGTTTCTTCATTCATTCCGCTGATCATATAGGCAGCAGAAAAGGTCAGGCGACCTTCTTTCAGTTCTTTTGAAAATTCAGGGATCAGATGCTTGTTGATGCTCTCAATCTGTGCAACCTTTGTCGGTGCTATTTTCAGGAAATATGCAACGACATCGCGAATGCGACCGCTGTTCAGGTCAATTCCCATGATCGTTTGTCCGTTTTCCTTCATGCGCTGCAATATTTTCTTCAGCTTGTCTTCTTCTTCCAGAAGGTCTGACACTGTCTTGTTTCTGTAATCATTCGCGATGATCAGGCGAAGCGTTTCTTCTTCCTCTGACGCTGGTGTCTGAATCTGACACGTTGCCTTTTCAAATTCTGTATAGCCCTTTTCAACAAGTATCTTCAGCGCGCGCCATCGTCTTTCCCCTGCTATGATTCTATATTCGCCCCTGTCGCAAGGATCACGGACGACTTCAAGATTTTCCATCAATCCGACAAGCAGAATCTTTTGCGCCAGTGGTTCGATGTCCTCAACCGAATAGAAGTTTTTATCATTGCTGTACATTTTATTGATGCTGACATCCTGTGTCCTGAAGTGTGCCTTCGGTGTATTGTCCCCGACTGCTGCCTTCTTTGCGTTTGCGTTCAGCTGTTCCATTACATTCCACGCCATTGTCAGTCCTCCTGTTCTCTGAAGCATATTTCTATTGCTTTCAGTTCTTTGTCTGTTGCGTTGCTTAGGTCGATGTATGTGCTATCGTCTGGATAGTCTTTTTTATTTATCATTGACCTGATTGTCTTTTTCAGCGCTTCCGTATCGACAACAATCTTCAATGTTTCCCTTGCCTTCGATAGTGCCTTGTCGATCTGTCTGTCTGTCATTGGTTTGCTGTCAATCTCTTTGACTTGTTTCCAGAACTCTGTGTCTTCAATTTCGTAAAATTGTGACATCCTGTCCCTGAATGCAGTCAATCTGTTTTCCGCATACTCTTTCTGCTCTGCTGCTGCCTTCAGCTTTTCAAAGTCTTCGATGCTGATTGTGACTTGCCCTTTTAATTTCATCGCATTCCATCCTCCCTTCTTCTCATTACATTCAGTTTCAATGTCACTTTCGGAACTCCGATGCCAGCTTTGCGAAGGTATTCTGACAACCTTGCAAGTTCTACGACATAATTTTTTTCGTATACGCTGCCATGTATTTCGTCAACGTAGTATTGCGCTTCGTTGCCGTAGATCGTTATGTCATCGTGTGCGGTCAAAAGTGTCTTGATTTGATACGCAAGCGTCTTCCCTGTCCTTCTTCCTTCATGTGGATATGTGATGCCTTGTGACAGGATATATTCTGACTGCCATGTTTCAAGTTTTATTCCCAGCGCATGTTCGATTCTGTCAAGCGTCTTTTCGTTGCAGCCGTACATGTCAGAATGTAGCTTTGCAACTGCATTTCGTGTCATTGCGTCTGCGCCATATTCATCACCGTCCGCTAGCGTGAAGGAATACGCCCTGTTTGTTTTTGTGTTTTTGATGTACACAAGATTTCTTTCCAGTGTTCCTTCCGTCTGCCTGATTTCGACTTTCAGATTTTCTTCGTTTTTTGTGATTCCTGTGATTATCTCATACACTCCCATGTTCACACCTCTTTCATCAATTCGTATGTTGCTGCACGATAGTCCTGCGTCACGATACAGTTCTTTGAAAACTTCGGAAGCGGCACTTGTGCGACTGTTGACTTCTCTGCGATTATTGATCGCCTGATCGCTGTCGCGAAGCAATCGTGTCCTGACTGTGTTTTCAGCCACTCTTCAACTTGAAGTGTCGTCTGGTTCTTCTGTCGCATCGTCATCAATACTTTCATGCAAATGTCAGGGTTTATTCTTCTGAACGATGTCAGCTGACTGTCCATGTTCGCAGCTGCTTCAATCTCGAAGCCGCCAATCTTGACAGGTACAATCACAAGGTCTGCTGCAATCATCACGTTTGTGACTGTCATGTCCATGATCAGACCACAATCAACAATGCAATAATCATATATAGTTCTGACTTCATTCATCGCTGCTGCAAATCGAAGAATCTGATCTTCTCCTTCTTCCTGAAGCAGCGTCATGTTTGTTCGCATCAAATATCCGTTCGCTGGTATGATGTCAATATTTCCATATGGTGTTGTTTGGATCAGGTCTGTTGTCGAATATGCGCCGCCTGCTGCCTGATGATTTTCAAGCAATTCTGACATTCCCTGTCCTTCAGGATCAAACCTGTCGTAAAGAAGTGATATGTTGCCCTGCTGATCCGCGTCACAGATCAGCACTTTCTTTCCTTTTTCTTCGCCCATTATGTAGGCGATAGCTGCTGCGGTCATTGTCTTTCCGATGCCGCCTTTTTGATTCATTACTGCTATTATTTTCATTGATGTGCTTTCCTCCTGTTTATTATTTTCATGTGCCTTCTTAACCTTCTCGCGTGTTCGTCCGTCACAATGTATTTGTCACAATCTTGAAGTCGCCTGTCTGTTCCTTTTCCGTCATAATGCTTGCAATAGTCACATGTGAAGCAAGGTTCTTTCATTTCTCCTGTGCATGTGTCTGGCGTTTCCACATTGTTTGCGCAGTGGCTACACACGCAACCGCCGCAAGGAAAAGCATATTGTTTTCTGACTTCTTCTTTTCGCTTCGGCTCTTTCGGTATGATCCCAAGTTCCTGCAATGTGATTTGATGTGCTTTTTTATCGTCTTGCATTTCTTTCCTTCTTGCTGTTCTCCCAGCTGATCACTGCTTCCCTTGCCCTGTCGTATAGGTCTGTGTCGTTCGCTTCTTCAATCTTGATGATCTGTTGTCTGTCTGCTCCTTCGCCTTTATATATCTTTATCCATCCATCGTCATATATTGAAGTGTGGCTTGACATCCGCAGTCCGTACTTCCTTGCGATCGGTCTGTATATGTCATAAAACTGTCTGACTGCTGCCGCATATCCGTTCATGTCCTACACCTTCAGCTGTTTCACTTCGCCGTCTTTCCATACGCTGTTGTTCGGCTCTTTCATGCGTTCTGCTGTTTCCGTGACTGCGGTGTCTGAATCTGACACATGAATGTGTGTCTGTAAACGCTTCAAATTCAAGTATTTTTCAAGAACTTCAACCGCGTCCCTTGCCGTGTAACATGTCGCGACATAGTGTCCTGCTGCCGCCATATCGGTCAAGAACTCTTTCTGTGACGGCTGGTGTCTGCCCTTGTCATACTTCATTTCGATATACAGTCCGCAATATATTCCCTTCGGATATGGCAAGCACAAATCAGAAACGCCTGACTTCACGCCCATCTGTTTGAACTTGATGGCTTCTGCTTTTCCCCTGCTGCCGCCGTTCGGGATATGATGCAGCCACTTCAATTCAGGATATTTCCCTTCTTGCCATGCCGCCCAGCTGATCACATTGATCTGTTCGGTGTCTTCAGACCTTCTTGCATATCTCATGTTCATCTATCCGCACCCACCTTCTTCATGTCTTCCACGATATCGCCTGTGAATCCGAACTTCTGCATCTTCCTGAATGCTTTCAGGTCTTCCATGTGCGTTTCTCCGATGATCCAGTGTTGAAGCAGTGCTTTGTTCTTCTTGTACATGTCGCGCACTTCTTCTTTGTGATGCACAAGCAAGTCCGCTGTCCTTGCAATTATGATCTTGTAGTCGGTTGTTCCTTCCTTGATGCCTGACGCTTCAAGTCTTGTCTTGATCACGTTCACTGCATATATTTCAGCGTTCGTGATGACCGCGTTCAGGTTCAATCTGTCACTGTTGTTCACTTTTGTTCCTCCTTCTTTGCTTTCTCTGCTTTCAGCTGTGCTGCTCTTTCCATGATCTCTGTGTTGTATGTGTATTTGAACACGCCATGATTGAAAAGATTTTCTTTCGCTCCCTTTGCTCCGTAGTTGTAAATTGCCAGCACATAATATGGGCGCACATCTTCTGGAACGTCCTGCAAACTGTCCTGAATCTCTTTCAAGTAGTCGATGCCGACTGTCACATTCTGATATGGATTTGTCAGATCAGTGCAGTTCAGGCGTTCCATTCTCTCTGCGTGCCACTTCTTCGCTATCTGCATATAGCCCCATGATGTTCCTCCATCGCCCGAAGCGTTCCATCTGCATTCGCTTTCCCTCTCGATCAGGGCGAACACCATTTCATAGTCAACGCCATAATTTTCACAGACGATGTATGTATATATCTGCGCCATGATCGGGAATGTGCCGCCTGCTGCCTTGCATTCGTCAGTGATTTCGTGATAGCAGAAGCCTTCCATGTCTTCGCCACTCCAATCCTGTGACATTGTATCGAATGGATATTCAACCGCATTCAGGTCACTTTCTGTCGGTTCTGCTGCTTGTGTTGTTTCTGTATGTTCCGTCACTGTGTCGCCCTTCGTCATCATCCCCCTGAATGCAAGCACTTCCATCACTGCCACATATAGGATCAGGAATGCAATCAGGATTGCTACTGACAGCTTTGGTTTTCTGCTGATCAGCGCGCCCAGTCTTCGGAATATTCCCTTGATGCCCTGAACGGCTTCAACTGCTGCATTGATCAGCTGTCTTCTTCGTCTGCGTCTTCTTCTTTGTCTTCGGTTTAGCTTTATTTTTCTGCTTGCCACTCTTTTTTTGTCCTCCTTCCTCTGGCTTGTACATCTTTGCGTATATGTAAAATCTGCCATTCATGTTGTTATATCTGACTTCATACGATGTCAGCTTGTATCCGTCTGCTGCATACCATTTCTTCAGCTTGTCTTCCAGATCGCATCTGCCTGTGACAATTTCATCAACGTCCTTCTGCTTGAATTTATAGTGATTCTTCTTCACTTCAGGCTTTTTCAGTCCCTTGCTGGCTTTCCATGCCTTCTGATACTTTTCAACTGGTTTCGGCTCTTTGCCCTTCTTTTCAGGGTGCTTCTGTTTCGTGATGTACTTTGCCATTCCTGACAGTCCGTGTTCATCCTTCTGAAGCCTGCGCACCTGATTTCTGCGCCCCTTCTTCCACTTTTCTTCGACTGCTTCCAGCCCCATGTCGCCATCGCATACGAAGTGATGATGCCAGCGTCCCTTGTCTGAACACTCTGTCACATACACATAACGCAGCTTTGCAAGCCCCATCTTCTTTCGTTCGTAATTCAGCCGCCCGATGTACAGTGTCATGTCATGCCGCGCTTCTTTCATGCTGTTCGGCATATTGTCGTCTGTGTATGTCAATGTTCCCCAGATGTCATCGTTCCCGAAGTTCGCATTGATCGTCCGTTCGCATTCCTTCCTGCTGTTCTTTTCATTCAGGTTGCGTTGTGCTTTTCTCTGCCTTGCTTTCTTCGCTTCGTCTGGTATCTGCTCCCTTTCACTTCTTCTGAACTCTGGATATATTTCAACATCCATCTGTTCCCCTGCTCTGATCTCTTTGGTTGCATACAGTGATCTGACGCGCCCTTCCTTCAGCATTCGTTCCATGTTGTCTTCTTCCATGTCTGTCAATGCTTTCTTGTAGGCTGCTTCATAGTCGTATTCTATGTATACAGCTTTCCTTCTTCTTCCCATGCTCTGTCGCTCCTGTTATAGATATTTATATATTCTTTGATTTGTTACTATCTATTACAAGGACGCGAAGCCGCTTGAAAACGCCGATTTTATTGACTTTCTTCAAGGTCTGCTGTATAATATTTATTAGATGTGCAGACCTTTAAAAGTCACAATCGGGATCGCCTTCGGAAGCCGCCAAGCTAGTCCGAAGGCTTTCTTTTTTGCCCTTCAAGATGCTTTCGCTGCCTTTGTCTTAATCTCTGACAGCTGCACCCTGATTCCATCATTCCTGTTCGACAGGATCATTGCTATTGCTTCAAATATTCTTCTTGCATCTGGTTTCATTGCTCTTTCTCCCTTCTGTGTCTATCTCATAAGCATCGACTTGATCAGATCGCCGTCTTCTTCTTCAATGACAATCTTTTCTTTTCCCATAGCCAGTCCATATTCTCTGTTTGCTCCCTTGCTTTCGCGCCAGCCCTTCAGCATGAATATGATGTCAGCCCTGTCAATCAGCATCATGTCAATGTCCATCATGTCTTCGTAGCCCAGAACACCATCAAGCGGACACATCACTTTTGCTGGATTGATAACTTTGTACCCTTTGCCCTTCAGGAACGCTTCAGCCTTTTCAAATCTTTCCATGTAGTCAGATGTTCCGCTGATCGCTCCTGATATGTAAATCACTTCATTTGTCTTCATCTTCTCTTTTCCTTTCACATTCCTGCACCCCTGAATATAACAACCATCGAAGGGAATGGGGCTGCTTGTTTACTGTTCCCGAACTTCAGGCGACCTTTGACAAATCTGACTTCTGATCTATGCTGTATAAAGTCGTGGAAGTATCGCGTGTCTGTTCTTGCTGGTATAAGCATAACAACGATTGTGTTGTCTTTCGTTCCTTCCCTGAAGGACTTTTCCACCCAGTCTGTGATTGCTCTGCCGTATGGTGGATTGCAAAAGACGCGATGCCCCCCCCAGTCCTGTTTCAGTCCATTTTGTTCTTTCGTGAAATAATGTTCACATTTGTGATTTGTTTCGTCAGCACATGGATCAAGGTCAAAATGAAATTCTTTGTCCAGTTCTTCAAAAAAGTCTTCGGGCGTAGCCCACTGATCCGTCTTGCTGCTGTACATGACATCTATGTTCGCCATTGTGTTTCCTCCTGTTCTATTTCATAAAATCAAATATTGACATCTGTGCCTGTTCGTTTCTGATTCTCTTGTCTGCTTCTGTGAAGTAGTCTTTGTCAATCTCGAACCCTATGAAGTCGTGTTGCGTTCTGTGCGCTGCCAGAAGACATGCGCCGCTTCCTGCGTGTGTGTCAATTATCTTGTCGCCTGCTGCCGCATATCTGCTGATAACCCATTCATATAGCTTCACAGGCTTTTGTGTCGGGTGGAATGTATTGTCTTTTATCAGTTCAACCCTGTTCATCACGACAATTCTTGTCGGTACATTGAAGGACGTATATGCAAGTTCGCAGTCTGACATTGTCAATCCATGTTGTCCCTTGTCCCATACGATCCAGCCCTTTGTCCCCTTGTGTAGATGTTCGACAAAGTAGTTCCCCCCCCATATGATCTGATTGATCGATATTCTTTCCAGTTCCCTGAAATAGCTTTCGTCAGGAATTGACTTGTCCCAGCTTTTCTGCTTGCGTTCTTTTCTGTTGTGTTTCGGATTCTTTGAAATGCTTCTATGTTGTCCGTCAATCCCGATTCCGTATGGTGGATCACATATCGCAAGTTCAAAATATTTGTCTGGTATCTCTTTCATTGCTTCCATACAATCCGCATTGTATAATCTGTTTAATTCAAACACTGCTGTTCCCTGCCCTTCCTGATATTCACATACCGCTTTCGCGCATCCAAAATATTTTTTATTCATTCCCCCTTCTGGTCTTGATTTTTCATTGTGTTGTTTGTTTTCACATTAAAAACATCCCTAAAACCTGTTGACCATCTGTGTATAGTTCTGGCAGTACACACACGCCGCTATTTTTTCACAATGTTCTGATGCTGGCTGTCAGCTTGCCATCGTCAGGATGAATGAAGCCATCATTCATCGACAGCGCGTGTCGCGCTGTTTCGGCTTTACAGTCAATCTTCTTTCGTTGAATATCTTGACATTTTCACAATCTTTGCTGTCGGTATGTCATCCATGTACATATATGCTTTGTAACCGAAGAAGGCTTCGTTGTGATCGTGTGCTTCCACAACCTTCCTTTCTTCCAGTTCGACTTCAAAGATCGTTCCTGTTTCATGTCCGCGGATCGCAACAAATCGCGCTGCTTCAAGTGGCTGTTTGCAGATATACACGCCGCCGTCCATTCCTTTTCGGATCACTCCGTCCTGCATGATCTTTTCTGCATTTTCATGTGTTGTTGCGTGGAAGTATCTGCCGCGCTTCCCTTTTTCCCACAAGTCATATTTGCTCATAATCTCCATGTACTTCATATCAATCTTTGACTGATCCTGCGCGCACTCGATCAGGTGCTTTCTTTCCGCTTCGTCTGTAACCTTTGCAAGTTCTTCTTCTGTGAATAAATTCTGCTTTTTCATACTGCTGCGCCGCCCTTCTTAATATCTGCTTGATGCATACCAGAATGCACTTCGCATCGTGCTTTTCAGGTCAAGTGTGTCTTCCAGTTCATATGTGATGTTGTTGTCCCATTCGTCATATACGCTGAATACTTCATTAGCTTCGTCATATTCAATCCTGAAGCCTTCCTGTCCACTGCCTTCCAGAAGTTCCCACCACAGCAACAAGCTATGCTGTTTTATTTTTCTTGCTTCCCACTGCCAGTCCCTGTCTTCCTTGCTGATCTCTCTGGCTACTTCTTCGATAAACTGAATGTTGTCTGTCTTTGTAAAATCAATCTTTCCTTTTGTGTTCATGTTGTACTTTCCTTTCATTTACTCCCCGACATTTCTGTCGGGGACATCCTATGCCCTTTTAGGCTGTTTTCACTGGTCTGTTTTCTCCTGCCGCCCACATCATCATCCCTTTGATGACCATTCTGTCGCTGTCAGACATCTGCTTCAGCAGCATAATAAATTCGCTGACATCTTCAGTCTGGCTGTTCAGGTTTTTCTTTTCGTTTGTAACTGCTGCCATGTTGTTTCCTCCCTTCGTTCTGTGATGTTTATATGATCCCTTTGGTTCTTGCAAGGTTCATCGCGTTTTCAAGGTCTTTCAATGCGTGCATCTGAATGATGATGTCGTCCCATTCCTTCTGATATGCTTCATCCTGTTCCTTCGTCCAGTTCCAGCAGCCAGCCTGTCTGTCACAGTAATAGTTGTATTTCTGTCTTTCGTGAAGTTCTGCTGACTTTCTTTTGTCGCTCACATACTGAAGCAGCTTGTCGAAGTTGTTCTTGATCTCCGCTTCCTGATCATCAATGTTGATCCTGATTGTTTCTGCTCCCATATTCAGTTCAAGTGCTGTGTTCAGGTCTGATATGTGGAAGCCTGTGTATTTATCATCTGTTGATGTTGTGTTGAATACTGGATAACCAGCGCGAAGGCTGTCGCGTTCGTCTTTCATGTAATCTGTCGGAAAAAGTTTGTCTGCAAGCTGCCATGCTCTTTTCCTTGTTGATACTGTTGCGTTCATCTTGTCTGCTCCCTTCTGGTTTTTAATGTAAGAAACAGAAGTGCTGTGTCATCTCGCGCGATTGATTCTTCCGCTTAACATCTTCTTGTTTAAGGAGTAAAGTGTTGATCGGCTCAACCTGTTCATTTTCTTCCAGTAGTATGAACACTTTGCTTTCTTGTCCTGATGTTCCTGCTTTCTTCAACTACTTTGACGGATCATGTTTATTCTGCACACGCTCTGTCTGTTATCCTACAGCCTGACCGCCATGTCACTTGCGTGCCGCCCTCTCGCTTCATCCGTGTCCTTCCTGCTTGCTTTTGTATCTTACAGACACATAATAGCATCTTCAAGACACTCTGTCAACTATTATTTGTGTCTTAATTCAACTTTTTTATTGACCTTTGCATTCTGACGTGCTATTCTACAATCAGAAAACAACTATCGAGAAAGGTGGAATGAATATGACACAAGGCGAACGTGTTAATCAGATTCGCAAAACACTAGACTTGACGCTTGAAAAATTCGGGGAAAAGTTAGGTGTTCAAAAATCTTCTATTTCTAAAATAGAAAAGGATCGCGTTGCATTAAGTGATCAGATGGCGAAGTCAATCTGTCGCGAATACAATGTGAATTATGATTATTTAATGTATGGCGAAGGGGAAATGTTTGACGATCTTCCGCAGACAATCGTTGATGAATTGTGCGCACAGTATGATTTGAACGATTTTGACAAGGCACTTGTTGAAATGTATGTGTCTTTGCCAGCTGGAAGCCGTGAGCGAATCAAGGAATATATGAAGCAGTTGGTCAAGAAGGTTGGTTGGGATAAAACTGAATAAAGGAAGTGATCTATTGAACATTATTTGTCTTGATGCAGAAACAACGGGACTGAATCTCTATGACGATGAAATTCTCCAGCTTTCTATTATTGACGGCTCTGGTGCAATCCTTTTCAGCGAATATGTGAAGCCTGTTCGTCACGGACGCTGGACTGATGCTGAAAAAGTAAACCACATAAGTCCTTCAATGGTAAAAGACTGCAAGCCGCTTTTATATTATGCGCATACTATTCAACACATTTTAGAAAATGCAGACATGATTGTCGGTTATAACATTCACGGCTTCGATTTGCCTTTTATATTTAATTCTGGCATTGAATATCATGCAAAAGAAAATTCTATTGTCGTTGATGTAATGCTTGCATTTGCTGAAATTTATGGACAAAAGCGTTACAACGAATATAAATGGCAAAAGCTGAAGACATGCGCAGAATATTATTCATATAGCGAAGACAGCTGGCACAATGCTCTTGATGATGCAAAAGCAACGCTATTCTGCTTTTATAAAATCTTCGGCGATGTTCCTGAAGTTCCTGTGTATGCAACTGGCGTTTATCGTTCGGTTGATAATATTATTAAGCATGAAGATCAAAAGCCTGTTGAAGTTATTCCAATTCCTAAAAGTGGAAATATTCTGATCGGCTTCGGTGTTTTTATGCTGTTAGGTTTCTTCGTTGCTTTCAATCCTGTGTGTATTGTGATTGCTGCGCCGCTTTTATATTTTGGTTTCAAGCGTCATAAAGCATATAAAGAATTTAAGCAAAACAAAAGGAAGCAGTGACCTGACCAGTCCTACTTCCTTTTACTTTATCCGTGTATGTATACATACTTTATGTATTTATATATGCGCTTCAGCTGTGCATCCGACAACTTATTCAGAAGCGTGTTGATTCTCTTTCGGATCATCGGCTTCCCTCCCTTCTCTTGTCGGGATTGTATCATGGAAATTATTGGAATAAAAGACCGCTTCCAGTTATTTCCATATATCAGGAAATAAGCGTCAGAAGCATTGTCGGCGCACAGTTTATCATTTATAGTCAGAATCAAACAGATCAGTGATCTTGACATCAAGCGCAGCTGCTATCGCTTCAAGCTGGCGCAGTGTTGGCGATGTGATGCCGTTTTCAATCGTGTTCAGCGTTGACTTGCTGATTCCTGTCAGGGCTTCCAGCTGCTTCAAAGTCAAGTGTCTGTCTGTTCGTGCCTGCCACGTTAGGATTTCCATTGCGTCATCCTCCTAGTTTTGATTATGTACACGCTTCAGGCACTCTATACAAATAAAAAAAGGAAGCCGTGACCAGCGACTTCCCTTGCGAAACATTGAAACAAAATATATCGCGGAAGACCGCCCACGATGATATTATGTCCTTTTACATTCTATCATATCAAGCCTTCTTTCGCTACCAGAAAGAAGGTTTTTATATGTCTTTTTTTACTCCAAACCCACAACTTTTCGGGCTTCGTGTAGTTAAATATATCAGATGCAGCCACGATGATCAGGTACTTCACGGCGATACGCTTGAAGCGCAAGATCTGATTCTTGAAGATTTCATCAAAGTGAATCGGATGATACTTGTTGACACATTCATTGACGAAGCCCTGACAGCAAGAAAGAAGTTCAACAAACGAAAAGAGTTTGTCAGACTTCTTTCTGGTGTGAAGGCTCATGCTTTCGACCTGATCATATTTACCAAACTTGACCGATGGTTCAGGAATATCGGCGATTATCATAAAATTCAGGAAATACTTGAAGCTAATGGTGTGCAGTGGAAGGCTGTCACAGAAAACTATGATACTACAACAACGAACGGAAGACTGCACATCAACATCCGTCTGTCTGTTGCACAGGATGAATGTGATCGTGATTCCGACCGAATCAAAGATGTGTTCGCTTATAAGCTGAAGAATAAAACCTATGTGTCAGGCAGCCTTCCGCGTGGTCTGAAGCTGGATGCAGAAAAGCATGTCATCATTGATCCTGAATGGAACTGCTTTGCACTTGATATGTTTGACCGCTTTGAAGCTACATGCAGCAAGCGCGACACACAGCTTTTTCTTCAGGAAAAGTATAATATTCGTGTCTGCTATGATACAGTTGCGCGATACCTGAAGAATCCTCTTTTCAAAGGTCAGTATCGTGATGATCCTGACTTCTGTCCTGCGACAATCAGTCCTGAACGTTTTGAGCGCATCCAGAAACTTGCAATCAGGAATGTTCGGATCAGGCACACACAGCAATTCTATATTTTTTCAGGTCTTCTGATCTGTTCGTCCTGCAATCATTATATGTGCGGTACTGTCACATACAGAAGGATGGCTGACGGCTCTGAAAAGATGTACAAGAATTATCGTTGCAATTTCAAGGCGCAATCAAAGCTGTGCGATCGCGGCAAAACATATCGTGAAGCTGATCTTGAAGAATACATGCTTGCGCACATCCGTCCTGCTCTGTCTGATTATATCGCGAAGTATGAAGTGACTGCTGCCAGCACAGTTCAGAAGAATCCTGTCACTGAAATTGCAAAGATAGAACGCAAAATGAAGAAGCTGTATGATTTGTTTATGGATGACCTGATCGACAAGGAAGCGTACAGAAGTGAATATGACAAGTTCAAGGCGCAGATCGAAGAACTTCAAAAGTGTTCGACTGCTGCACCTATGCGAAGCCTTGACAGCGTGAAGAAGCTGCTGTCGGAAGATTGGGAAGCCGTATATCATACATTTTCGGATCAGGAAAAGAACACGTTCTGGAAGTCGTTTGTTGAATCGGTGCTGGTGTATGAGGATGGAAGCATGGACATTCGTTTTTTGTAGTCTTTGTCGTACTAACTATGCACCGCCTGTCGGTACTGCTTTGTTAGTACAATCAATATATTGTGGTTATCCACACAGTTATCCTCTATATGTGGACAAAAGAGAAGCAAGGCGGCGCATTGTCCGTCTTGCTTCTCTTTTACTCCAAAATTATCGACATTATTCTTCGATGTATTCAACCAGCTTCGGATCGCCGCTGATGAAATATCCGTCAAGCGTCTTGTACATCGGCTTTCCGTCCACTTCCATCACATGTGTGACAATCTTTTCTGTGAATGCCGTTGCACCTCTGACAGCGTCATTGCTCCATGAAGGTGCTTTTCTGATCCTGATGCTACCATTGAACACCCTTCTGACCTTTCCCTTGATTCTGACCGCTGGCACGCCGTCAATGTTTTCTGTTACAGCTTCTTCAGCCGCCTTGATTTCTTCAGGCGTTGCAGTTCCGACCTGATTTCCGTCTGCACCGAATGTCGGCACGTTTCCGTCTTCGTCAGTGTCCAGCGCACCTTCAGGGACTTTGTCTGTCATTGTCGCCTGCTGCTCCTGTCCTTCCTGATCGGTGCTGTCTGCTGGCTGCTGCTCCTGACTGCCGTCTGTGGCTGTCTGTGGCTGCTCTGCTGGCTTTTCTTCCTTTTCCCTGAAGTCTTTTACCACTGCGCCATTTTCATCAAATACGGCGGCTTTCTGCTTCTCTGCCGCTTTCTCTGCTGCATCCAGTTTCTTGTATGGCTTGTTTTTCTCTTTGTCGAATGTTTCGCCCATGAAGTATTCCATCGCGCTTCCTCCTTATTTCGCTGTGATGTATCTTGCGTTTACATATCCGTACTTCTTTCCCTTTGCTCCGTCAATATAGATGTAATACCACAATGCGCCGTTCGGTGCTTTTGCACTTCCGCACACTCCGACTTCTGTGTTCTGCTTAATGCAAGGATATGACACAAGTTTGTCTGCATCTGGATCAGGCTGCTTTCTGACATTCAGTGCGCCTGTGTTCACATATCCAGTGAATGTCGCTGTCTTTGCTGTTCCGTATGGTACAGCTGGATTATTGCCTGATCCGCTTCCTGATCCGTTTCCTGATCCGTTGCCTCCTGACACGTTGCATCCGTTTTCCAGTGCCATGATTGTGTGCTTGCCTGCTGCCACTGAAATATCGCCAGTCATAAGATTGTCGCCTGTGTCTGTGTACTTGCTTCCTGTGAGTTTTTCAAACTCTCCTGTTGCCATAATAGCATTGACCATGTTGCCTGTGTAAATATCCTTTGACACGCTGATTCCTGCGCATTTAAGCACTGGCGACATCATCGCACTGCAATCAGTTTCGCAAGGTGTTTTCAATGCTGTCGGATTCCAGCCGACCTTTTCAAGTTCTGTGTACAGTGAAGTTCTGTGTCCCTGACAATATCCGACATTGTCATTCGCGCACAGCTGCTTCATCGCTGTCGCCGCCTTCGATGCCTTGTTTCTGTCCTTGAAGCGAAGCACGACTGTCTGACCGAAGTCATACCAGTTTCCAGTCTTTACTTCACGACCTGTCTGATCGCCTTTCTGTCCTCCTGTTGCTTTTCCGTTTTCGTCAATACTAGCCCATCCGCATAATGTTCCCATGTTCTTTTCCTCCTGTTATTCTTCTGTTAATGCTGAAATGATAATGCAACCGATCACGAAGATATAAAATATCAATACCAGTGGGGCTGCTAATGATACCACGAAGGCGATCAGGAATGCTTTTAATATATACCCGATCCAGTCCTTCGCTGTTGGCGGCGGCTCAACCTCTGCGCCGTGATGTTTCGCTTCTTCCTTGTCAATCTCAACGCCTGCGATCAGCAACAGCATAATGATGACTACTGTCGCCATGAAGCAGATCGCGTATGATGTAATGTAAGCATGTAGCATTCCTTTTGACCTCCTGTCTTTTTATTCCTTCTGTATCTTCTGCACCTGAAGCGCAGCTGCTACCGCTGCCGCTTCTCTTTCTTCAGGCGGCTTGACTGCTTCAGCAGCCTTCTGATTCTTTTTCAAAATAGCGTTCAGTTCTTCAACTGCTGCTTCAATCAGATCATCGACCATGTCTTTGTCGATCAGTCCTTCTGATATGTATTCCGTCAACTTCTGCTGTTGCGCCTGAAGTTGTTCCCACACCCATGACTTCTTGATTGTTCCTGTGCCGCTTCCCCATTCCTTTTCTGCCTTTGATACGATAGACAAAAGGCTTTCTTTTACCAGTTCCACGACTTTGTCTGCCTGTTCCTGAAGCTGCTTCTTTTGGTCTTCCTTTGACTGCTTCAGGAAGTTTCTGACCTTGATTCCGATGCCTGCCACAATCGCAATGATTGTCAGGATCATCGGCAAATTATCATAAATTGTTTTTAATATTAAAGCTGCATTTTTCATCCGTTCGCACCGCCTTCCTCGTTTTCACTTTCCTGCTTTCCTTTTTTGATTTTCTGCCAGTTCTCAATTCCTGCCTTTATCATGTACCCGAACACACCCATGCGAAGCACTTCAGATGTTTCGCTGATCAGTGTGGTCAGCACCGATGTGTCTGCGAAGTGCCAGATCGCTATTACTGAAAACAGTTCAATGATGATGTAAAGCAGCACGCAGACAACCACAACTTTTTTTGAAAACTCCATGATCCAGCTTGTCAGTGACTTCTTGCGTCTTTTCTTCCTTCTTGCTGGTATTGTATAGCTGTACTTCTCCACGCGCTTTCCTCCTGTTACTCTTCGATGTACTGATGTGGATGTGATTCATCAATGATCTTGTCAATTCTATCCACACGCTTGTGAAGCTGCTCCAGGCTTTCTGATGCCCTGATGTAATACTCCCTGATCTCTTTCATTTCGTTTCTGTATGATCCCATTTCAGACTTCACTTCAATCATAGTATTCTGAATGTTTTCCAGTTTGGTCAGGATCGTTGCATTCTCTCTGGCTTCGTCCTGCGTGTCCTTCTTCACATTTCTGTTGCGTGTGCTGATTCCGAAGAAGATTGCAAACGCAATCGACACGCCTGAAAGTAACAATGATACTTCAATAGTCATTTTCTTTTCCTCCGTCAAATATATTTGCGAAGTGCTGCTTCGATTGCATCGTTTTCGTCTTCTGCCCTTTTGCGCTTCCCGAATAGATCGTCAAGCCTGTCTGTGGCTTCGTCCTGCGTCTGTATCGCTTCAATTCCATGTTGCGCCATTATTTCTGCCTGTTCCCTGACAATGTCTGTCAGAAGCGTATTCACAGCGCACAGCCTGTCGATCAATTCGATCTGCGTCATTATTCTTCACTGGCTTCATACTCTTCGCCAGTGATTTCCTTGTATTCCTCTGCTGTGATGCCCTTTCCTGCTCTCTTCTCATTCAGTGCAACCCAGCCTTTCAGTGTGTCTTTTGTGATGTAGTCCATTTCCCATTTTTCCTTCAGCGAATTGAACCTTTTACTGTGTACCTTTTCGGTTGTTTCTGTGTTTGTTCCTGCCATGCTTATACCTCCATCATTTCTTGCATCATTGCCACATTCATTTCGATTGCTGACATTGACTGCATGATCATCTTTGTTGCTGGACTTTCAAGTTCTGCCTGAAGTCTTGCATATTCTTCCTGTGTCATAGTTCTTTCGCTGTACACATAGACAGTGCGGTCATTTTCTCCGTCAATGCCCTTCCTGATCTGTTCTGCGATGTTCTTTCGCTGATAGACTACTGTCGGGCTTGATGTTGTGTCCCATTCTGTCGGCTTGTCCATGCTCTCTGACTGATACCATTCTGACATCATTGCTTTTTGCTCCTTTCTTTGAATGCTTGCTGACTTTCCTTTTCAGTTGCTTTATATTGACATATGGCTTGATATGATCTTCATAAAAGCCATAAGTGTCCGTATGTGTAAACCATCCCATTGATGCCAGCATTGCTGAAGCATCATACCAGTTGACTTTCTCTTTCTTTGCGATTCTGTGTGCCTTCTTTGTCGCGCGCTTCAAAATTGATTTGCGAAGCGTTGTGCGATTGTAATGAAATACAAATCCCATGAAGTCCAGCGCACGCCCTCTGGTCTTCGGTTTCTCTTTTCCTG